TTACTGCCCCCCGACTACCGGAACGATAGGGATTTTTCTGTCATAGCGAGCTGTCTGTGCGGCATTTTTATGGCCAGCTATTCCCTGTTTTTCATTCAGCGTTCCTTCCAGATCCGATATCCCTTTCGCTTTCAAATCGTGAAAAGTAAATTTGAAATCAAGCTCAGGGAATTTTTCAGCTGCAAGTGCTTTAGCTTTACTCCACTGAGCATTGAACGCATCTCTCGTATACCTCAAGCCAGACGGCTGGTGGAGCAGGAAAATACTCACCATGCCGGGATTTAGGGGGAGAGATTCAGCAAGCCTGACAGCTTTATCAAGGCGTTCTGTCCATGCCTTAATTTGGGGAACTGCGGTTTTGCTTTGCTGGATCATGATGCCTTCACGTAGGATCTGACTTTTCTTCAGGTCCAGGATATCCCCCTGCCTGGCGCAGCATAAATAAGCAAGTTCCATAGCCACTTTCACTGGGGTGTGAGCAACTCTTAATAGAGCCTCGTACTCCCTGTCAGTGACATAGCGAGTTCTGGCTTTTTCCTTGAACTGCTTCACCCCCTGGCAAGGATTCATCTTCACTTTGCCACGTTCATATGCCCACCTGAATACACGAGAAATAAAAGCTTTTTCCCGGTTCGCCTGGACACGGCTTTTTACCCCTCGCTTGTCCATATACTTACGGATATGCTCTGGCTTGATGTTGTCTGGTTTCATCTTGCCAAACACAATATTCACCTTTGCGCCGTATTTTCTGTAGTCCTTACGAGTTTCGGTTGCCAGTTCGTGGAAATCCCCTGAATTAAAGAATTCCTCGCACAGAGCATTAAAATTAGTGCCCACCTTGGTGTCATTTATAAAATTTTCATAAGCAGACCAAACCTGCGCTTTGGTCAAATCGGCATTGCACAGCCTGACCGTTCCGCCTTCTGGTGTACGAAATTCATAGGCAGACTTGCCCCGGCGAACGCGGGGCGGCATCCAGTTATCTTCTGGGTTTTTACGAGCTCTGGGCATTAGCACATATCCTTGAAGTTTGGTTCTTCTTCCTCGGGATTATTTACTACCAGCCTAAGTCCAGCAGGGTTGGAAACATGATCCCAGGTTGTTCCGGGTCTTCCATCCTTACGGGGAACAAAAAATACACCGCTCTCTTTCAGGGCTTTGCACTGAAGGGAAGGGCGACGATAACCAGTAAGCTGATAGAGGTCATCAGGAGTAAGAAAACGTTGGCTTTGTCCGCTCATGGTATTTTCTCCACTAAACCGGCTGCACCCGGTTACTATTTAAAAAATGCGCACGATGAGCATCCGTCTCGGAGCCCATCATTGCAGGTACGGCATCGTTTTGTTTCAGTTCTGTATAGCTGGTTGATCATCTCCTTAGGAACCATCATCGGCATCGGCACCCTGATCACCGTGCGGCGGAGTTCGGCTATCTCGTCGGCCTGCTCCATGACGCGAGCGTGTAGGTCGCTGGCTTCTGCTCGCCACCATGCGACATCGGCTTTAAGGCGGCGCGTACGCCGCTGCTTGAGTTTACTGGCCATCTTCATCGAACTCTCTTCCGAGGTATGAAAGAGAAATAATTGCTTTTGGTTTAAAGTCGTCGCCAGCTACTAACTCTTTTAGCTTGTTCAAATCTGACTGGGATTTGATACGAAAAGTAAGCTGCGCGATTCCCGCTAACTGTGCGTTTCCTTCTACGGCGCAGTAGTGGTAAATGTATCTGTTTTCCATCACTTCATTCCTGCTGCGGTGCCGCTGCAATCATCGCAGCCCAGCACAATTTAGCCCGGTGCGCCGCCTGCTGGCACCCGCTCATCGCCTCATAAGCCAACCAGTCCTTTTCTTCGCTGAATGACTCGTCAGGCTCTGACTCGAAGCCGTGAATGATCATGTCTTCTGTCGGCTCAACCGGGACAGCCACCCACCTATCCGGCACTATCGGAGCTGACCGCAGAGCCATCAACTCGTCGATAGCTTTAGCTGCGTCAGCCATCATGTAATCCCGATTGCTGCCATCTGAGTAAGCCAATGCAGACCTGAACCATTCACGAACGCGGATCAGGCGCTCTTCCGTGAGCGGTCCGTGGGCTGGGTGAGTGGATGGGTCTTTGGTGAATTCAGTCATTCCAGGCCTCCAGCTCGTTCTGAATCTCTTCGTCGATTTCGTCGTTGCTGGCCTCTTTATTGAGGTAGCTCAGCGCTTCTTTCCGGTACTGCTCCCGGCGCTCTCTATACCAGGCGGCAAATTCTGGTGACCATCCCGCCTTGCCAGGGTGGTCAAATTCCGCGTTACTCTCTGCCAGGCGCTCAACCATGCAGTCAGCAGTTGTCAGGGCGCACTCGCGGATATAGCCGCGCAGATCGCGCTTATGCCACCACGGACTCACCTTCGAATCACAAAGGCCTTTGAACTCCACTTCCCATCTGCGAATGCAGCGTGCGTTTAATGATTTGCTCATGGGTTAGTAACTCCTGAATCCGTTGCACTCGCGAAGAAACTCGACAATATAGCTCTTCATTTCCTGAGCCATGCTCCCCGACCAACCAACAGGAGGTGTCCATGCTTCGACAAGGTCGGCCATCTTTTTCGCTTTAGCCGGAGTAACATCGAGGGGGTCATTGGTATGCTGCTGGTTAACAAGCTTCTCCATTCCTGGAATATCGAGAACCGCAAACCACGTTCCATTAGCCAAGCCGAGCCCTGGTATGCGTTGCCCACTACGGCGCTTATCTTTGAGATCTACTGACATATGTCTACTCCTTCACCGGGATGATGATGCCAGCGGCTACCAGTTCTGCGGTGTTGGCATCCTGGCTATCCGCTAGAACTAATCTTCCATCACACAATGCAGCGATGATTTCCTGATACTCCCAGCCATAGCACATGCTTTCGACGTAAACGCGAAGTGGCGGGTAGTCGTGTTGCTTGCGACGAATGAATGCATCTGCAGCCTCTCTGGTGAGGTGAGCATTGACGTGCTGCCACTCTTTACGGATTCCACTTACTGTGTGCTCGTCGAGGTCAGCAAGAATCATCAGCTGCTCATCCTCTTCGCATTCCAGAAAATCGTTTTCCCACATATCCTGCGCGAGGCTATTCAACTCATCTCGCTCATCTTTGTCGGCGTCGTCCCAGTACTCCTGAGGGGATCCCCATTCGCCGCCATCGCAATGAATAATCCGGGACTCGCAGTATTCTTCAGCCAGTCCGTAAATGGTGGCCTGCTTCTGAACCATGAAAATTGGATCGGCGGTGATGTGAAGGTTAACTCCATCCCCGCGATGGTGATACTTCAAGCGCTCAATGAAATCAGCGAAGGTTTCAGTCGTCAGTTTTGCGCCGTCTGCAATTGAGTTGCTCATTGGGCTGCCTCCTGGCGAAGTTGAGCGACTTTCCCATCAAACAGGAAGTCCATATGGTCAATCGAGTCACTTGCTACCGCTGATTTTGCTAATTCCTTTGCTTCGATCCAGACTTGAGCCCGCATTTCAGCCAAGAAGGCGTCGGTGGCTGGGGTTTTAACTTCACCGCCTGCTACCAGTTCAACCTTGCATTCATGCTCCCGGCTTTCGCACACACGATAGGTGCGGTTCGGTAGCCGGTTGGCAACCTGCACAATGAACTCGTCGTTGTAGTCGAGCGTACATGCCTCAGCAATCTCCTCCGGAGTGTCATATGGTGCCTCTGGGTCTTCAGCATCCCAGAACATCAGGTTCGACTGCAGCGCCGCGTTCTCAGGAGCCAGCGCTACGGATACATCACGAGTACGGCGAAGCTCCAGAACAGCAACCTGAACTGCATAAGCGAAGTTTGCAGAAGGCAAGTTGCGATCAGCTTCAGCATCGCGCTGCATACGAACCGCAACGGCCATCAGTTCATCCAGCTGCTCGCCTGTCATTGGTTTATTGGTTGTCATGATTCGCTTCCTGCTGAAGTTTGTGCTGCTTAACGAAGTGGGCCACGGCTTTTGACTGGCTGGTTACGATCCCGTTAAGGGTGACGCTTTTCCCGCGATAGATTGGTGCAGTGCCGATCTCCACCCCACCGAGACTCACATGAAGTGTTTTCCCGCGCACCTCAGTGGATGGGATCGGCTGTGAGAGGCGATAGGTTTCACGCGCTTCAGCAATCGCTTTGTGTTCGTCGATAATGGACAGAGCTTCAGCCAGCGCAGCACCCTGGATGGTGAAAACACCTTCATCACTGATCTCAGCCTGGGCCATCAATTCCACGAAACGACGCGCGTTCTTGATGCTGAGTTCAGGGGAGATAGCGCTGCGGGTAACTTTTGTTTTACCCTGGGCGGCCGCAACTGCTTTATCGTGCTGAAGCACCTCGCCAGCCTTTTCGCCGTACTCTCTTACGCGATCAACAGCAACATCGACGGAGACGGCCCCGGATTTAACTTCCTGTTGAACGTCATAATTCGCGGTGCTGAGCGTCAGTAACTTTTCAACGGTGCCGACTGACTTATTGACCAGCTTCGCAATCTCGCTGGTGGTCTGGTTGAAGGCGTTGTGTAGCTCCTGAATAACCGCAGCCTGCTCAATATCGGAAAGGGGCAACTGGTTATTGCTGGTCATGATCCTCGCCAGGCGCTGCACATCGTTGCCGTTAAACGGCATGATATGAATGCGGTCTACCGGCTTACCGGCTGCACGGCAGCGCTCATAGCAGCGGCGACGGCGATGGCCTTCAACGACCCAGACACCACCTTCATCCCGTGCGATAACTTCAAGCGGAGGAACAGAACCACCGTTCATCAGGTAGGTGAACAGTTCGTCGTCTGCCTGAATAGTGCGTTCATCGTCGTCATGACGTTTGTTGAAGCCTGCGCGAACGTGGATATCGTCGAGGCTGATGAACATCCCGGTATCAGTGCGCTTGATAGTCCCGTCGCGGGACATCTGCTTGAATGAGTTAGACATCAATGGTCACCTTCTGAATGAGCGTTAAGCATTTGATCCGTTGCTGTGCAACTCAATGACGAACATTCAGAACCACCACAGCACTTACACACTTGCTTAGGGCCAAGTCGCAGGTTATATGCAAAGCTCTCAGCTTCATTTTCAGCCATTGCCAGGGCCTCACGGACTTCGCCATAACCAAAAATTTCTGGTGAAAGTTTGGCTCTATCCTCGCCAAATTTACGCGCCAACTCTTCAACGCCTGCGGCTTTAATTTCGAGTTCTACCTTATCGGTAGCTGGCGTAAGTTCGCGCAGCTCTCGCTGGGCTTCCAGCAGATGCATATTGGTGCGCTTCTTGGTGTGACGCTCGACAATGCGATCACACTCTTTAGCCCAGCAGCTAACATCATCACGAAGGATGGTGTTTTCGATGGCGAGAACAGATCGCTGGTGCATGGACTCACATAGCGCAACGCTGGTTACGTCGAGTCTGGTTGCCAACTCATTCATCAGCTGAGCTGAAGCAACCGGGAGGTACTTAGCGGCAATGCGAGCTGCATTGACCAACTGCTCTCTGGTCATGCGTGGTTGTAACTCGGTGACGGTCTGTGCGTTCGTCATGGTTAGTTTCTCCGTTATATAAGCGTCCTGCACGACGCTGAATTTTTGGCCTTACAACTTAAAAGAGGCCGCCTTGGTCTTTTGGGGAGGTGCGTTTTCTTTTAGTGATTTCAGCTTTTGTTACCTGTTTGTCTGCCCAGGCTTTCGCATGCCGCATCACATCATCGAAAATTGCTCCTTTCTTGCTGGCTTGCGACATACGTTTATATAAATCAATCGCTTGCCATGCCCCCCCCCTGAGCCACCGAAGAGGAAAAGCCTTGTTTAATCAGCAGTTCCTTAACGTTTTTCTCAATAAATTCGAGGTGGTTCATCAGTCCTCCAGTGGAAATATCCGCTGAATTTTGGTTGCACGAATCCCGCGCCTTACGGCGAAAAATTATTTGGGTTCGCTTTAATAAGCACCCAGGGTAGGGCGCTTAATGAAGCGGGCGACTGCCATCGCCGGTTAGTTCTCCACACAGCTGGAAGCGCACTCCAACGTTTCACACCTGTCACCCATAACTGATGGATTAAGGAATGCGCTTTCAGCTGTGAAAATGGGCGGTCGGCATTAAGTACATTCACAACTACCGACCGCCAAGACTACACACAGCTTTCGTTACTACGGGTTACCACGCTGGCTACGTGATTTGGTTGTGATTCCGGAGCCGCCTTCCGGTTCGGTACAGCAATGTTGACCAGGCTTTATTCACCACAACGGAAAGAGCACTGAGCACTTCGCGCCAACTCCATGCTGCTGCGTGGATTGGGTTATGGGCCCGTCACGCCAATGCTCTTACCTGTTGTGTTCGTGGGGTCTACTTCCCTCCTGTCACGGTTCTTTCCCCGCGTCATCATGTGTTCCGGTACATGAAACCATTATGCTGGTCTTTCCCGGCTGTCATCGTGCTTCCCCTGCTCGCCACGATGGGACGTCTACTTCCGATCTGTCACTGCCTGCGGTCGGGCATTCGACCTTCGGTTATCGCTCCGTCGTCAGCGCCACTTCGTAGGACATTTATGGACCGTCTTGAAGTGGTAAGTCATCCAGTCCTGGTAAGCACCGTGCGCGATGCTTAACGTGAATGGCTGATATCCTCGTCTCTTCCGAGGTGTCACACCTAACCGCCACGCTGGTGAAACGTCTCTGACTGTCGTTCGCGCCTGGCTTGCACATTCCGGCTACCCGGCATGGAAAGTAGCTTAGAGGAACCCTACCGGACCGCTGCGGCACATGTGCCATATGCCGATGAATTTAAGATAATCACAAATTGCGAATGGCGCAAGTATTAAAATGCATATTACGCAATTTTAGAGGCAAAAAAAAGACCTCAAGTGAGGTCTGATTCTATGGAGGGCTTTCTAACCGTGGCGTTTAAAGGACTGAGATTGGCTGATTAAAACCTTTCCGTAGATATGAAATCTATGCTCGTTATCCTTCGTAATATTCCATTCGCGGTACATTGGGTTATCGGAGATAACCAGCAGCTGGTCTGGGATCATTTGAAGACGTTTAACGTAAACTTTACCGTCGAACCCAAACACGTAAATGCCATCGCCATCAAATTCATTAACGTTTACATCAACAAAGATTAAGTCACCAGGTTCAATGGTAGAAGCCATGCTATCACCACGAACGTTAATGACCTTGACTCCTGATGACGTTCTGCCTCCAAACATAGCTAATGCCTGGTCGTTGCTGTATTCAATAGCGTGGATAACATCTATGACATCGCTACCCTGAATATGTCCTGCCCCGGCGCTTGCGCTCACATCAAGTACCTCGACTCTGTATACATCAGCCACTTTGAGTGCTGCCGTATCGCTTCCACTGTTTATATATACAGTAGACTTATTTTCAGCAGAGGTAAATAGGTCAGGTACACTGACGCTTAATGCTTGAGCAAGTCGGTTAAGTGTTTGTTCTGAAAACTGCTTTTGCTTACCCGTTTCAAGGCGGGAAATATTGGCAGCATCAACCCCCACAGCCTCTGCAAGCTCTGCGATTTTTAAATTCTTCGCCAAGCGAAGTTGTCGTATGCGAGATCCTATATTCATGCGCCCATTACATGTTGTTTTTGCGTCTCATGCAAAGCAACTTGCGCAATTCGCTTGCATGCAATAAAATGCGTATTACGCAAATAAGGAGGTATTATGCAATCACCATTAAGAAAATTGCGTAAGTCGCACGGTATGACCTTGTTGCATGTTGCGACTGGCGTACAGGTTGACCCGGCAACGTTGAGCCGCATTGAAAGATGCGAGCAAGTCCCCTCTGTAGAGCTGGCTGAACGTCTGACCAAGTTCTTTAAAGGGGAGATCAGTGAGTTGCACATTTTATACCCGAGTCGCTATCAAGCATCTGACGACGTAGCAGGCAAGGGTAATCGTAATGCGAAAGCAGCAATCTAATAACTACCAAAGGAAAAACAAAATGGTAGACAGCATAAACACAGCGATTCGCCTGATGTGTAAGGCACATAAAAATGGTCGTGTCGGTATGGCAGCCGATCTTGGTATGACCATCGATCAGTTTCACAACCATATGTACCAGAAGTGCAGCAGCCGGTTTTTTACCCTGGCTGAACTGGAAAAGATGCAGTCAATTTCAAAGACCTCTCACCTGGCTGAGTACTTTGCAGCGCAGTGCGGAAAACTGCTGGTGGATATTCCGGCTCCGGGCAGCCTGGACAACGTTGATCTGTATGAGCTCGATATGAAGGTGACGGCGGCAGCTGGCGAATTGGCATCAGCGAAGATGGCAGCGGCTGCAGATGGTGTGATTGACCGGAAGGAACGTAAGACCCTGTCGGATTTATTCAACAACAAGCTTCGTCACCAGATTCACGGGTTTCTGGGCTTCATGGCGCTTTATGGAGTGGGCGTATCGGATCAGGCAGTGGATATTTTTATTTCAACCGGCAGAAAAGGTGACGCCCCGAGTGTGCAGCTCGAGGCGTCTGGCGCGCCGGTTCTTTAAGTGGAGAAACTAACGCATGAACAGTTTAAACCGATTCAGGCCAGCTAAGCAATTCAGATGCCTTCCGCTGGTGGGTAAGAAAGTCCCGTTCGGCTATGTAGAAATAGTACCTGGGGAGAACGGAGACAACAACTACCAGCCCTGTGCAGAAATGGTAGCCGCATTTGCTCTGATGAACGAGAAGGGGCGCGAAGAATGGCTGAAGTTGACCGCAGGTTCAGAGACCACCGAGGTATCCCCGTACGGGTTATCCGATGGGAGCCAGATACACGACGCGTTATATACCTTCGCGAAGGGTACGGTCATGAATGCTTCAGCCCTCTTGAGCAATTCCAGCGCAAATTTACAGAGTTAAAGGACTGCCATGAGCCTGTTAATGCCATCCCGGCCAATAGTGATAAACCCTGACCTTGCGTACAGCATTGGCCTCAATGAGGCGATTGCGTTGCAGCAGGTGAACTACTGGCTGAAAGAGACTAAATCCGGCCTGGAGCGCGACGGCGTGCGCTGGATCTATAACACCAACGAGCAGTGGCTGGAGCAGTTCCCGTTCTGGTCAGAATCCACTCTCAAGCGCACCTTCACCCGCCTGAAGACTCTCGGCGTGCTCAAAATTGAGCAACTGAACAAGTCCCAGCGTGACATGACGAACTACTACACGATCAACTACGAAAGCGAGCTTTTAGATGAGGTCAAAGTGACTAAATCGAAGAGTTCAAAATGCGCTCGTCCATCAGGTCAAAATGAACCAATGGAACAGGTCAGTGTGAAACGCTCCATCGGGTCAAAACGAACCGCTGTCATCAGGTCAAAATGCACTGATGTTCTTACAGAGAATACAACAGAGAGTACTACAGAGAATAAAACCCCTTCTTGTCCGGTTGCGTCGCAACCCGACCGTGATGTGTTGATCACCGATCAGGCTAAACAGGTTTTGGTTCACCTGAACCAGGTCACCAACTCCCGTTATCAGGTTTCAACCACCTCTTTGCAAAACATCCGTGCCCGTATTGGCGAAGGGTTCACCGTGGAAGAACTATCGCTGGTGGTGGACTACTGCAACGCTAAGTGGAGTGACGACCTGAAAATGTCCGACTACCTCCGCCCGCAGACGCTGTTTCAGCCGTCCAAGTTCCCTGGCTACCTGAAATCAGCAAACAGCTGGGACAAAGCTGGTCGTCCAGTGCGCATTAACGGTGAATGGGCCCGCGAAGATGGAATATTCAAATCCAGCTTCAAAGGTACCGACTACAGCAAAATTCCTGCAGGTTTCAGGGGGGCAAATTCATGAGCCTGATGAAAACACTCGAAATGTTCATCGCTGACAATCCTGGCTTAACTAGCCGTGAGATTGCAGATGCTTTCGCAGATTACAGCATCGACTCTGTTCAACGCACTGTCTGCCGGCTGCATGATTTCAACTTCACCACCCGCGAACTGGTTGGTTCTCAGTACCGCTACTACGCAGTGAATGCATCGGCTGGATGTGGTCAGCCAATTCAGCGCGTAGACACTGGGGCATCAGATTTGATGAAGAACGCAAAAGCTCTTCAGGAAAAGGGTCTGTATCGTCGGGCCGCCACTCTCTGGCTTGAGGCATTCCAGTGTTCAGACCTCATCGCCGAGCGCGAACGTTGCTTGAAAGAACGCCAGCGCTGCCTGCGTCAGGCGAAATCAACCTTAAAGCCAGAGGGCCAGTGGTTCCTGGCTGGTCAGTTCAATGGTGGCCACTGATGAAATATTCACTGATTTATGCCGATCCAGCCTGGGAATACGGGAACACCATCAGCAACGGCGCTGCCACGAACCACTACGGGACCATGAAGCTGATCGACATGAAGCGCCTGCCTGTCTGGGAGCTGGCTGCCGAGGATGCTGTTCTGGCTATGTGGTTCACCGGCACCCATACCCGCGAGGCCATCGAACTGGCTGAGGCGTGGGGATTTAAGGTCCGAACCATGAAGGGATTTACCTGGGTGAAGTTCAACCCTCTGGCAGAACAGCACATCAACAAAGCGCTGGCATCCGGCAATGTTGAGGACTTTTACGACTTCCTCGATCTGCTGAACGGTCAGACGAAGATGAACGGCGGCAACTACACCCGAGCCAACACCGAGGACCTGCTTATCGCCACCCGTGGTAAAGGGCTGGAACGGCTGAACGCGAGCGTGAAGCAGGTTATCTATAGCCCTCTGGGTGAGCATAGCGCGAAACCGGAGGAGGCCCGCTTCCGTCTGGAGAAGCTTTACGGTGATGTTCCACGCATTGAGCTGTTCAGTCGTTGCGGCGCACCTGGCTGGCATCACTGGGGAAATCAGGCCGAATCGTCTGATGTTGAGCTTTTGCCTGGCTGGGTGGCGTCGATCAGTAAACCGGAGGAACGCGCAGCATGAAACTTTCAGCCGAGCAGGAGAATGCAGTACGCGATGTTGCACGTCGATGCGTTCGGGAGATTCGGGAAGTGCTGAAACAAAAGCCCAAACCAAGCTGGAACAGTGCTGTTCCGCCGATCCTGAAGAAGTATCACGAACTGGTGAAGCCGATGGGCGTAACCCTGGTGAAGTTTAACAGTGAAATTGGTCGCCTGAACGGGCGCTATGGAGTGGAGTCATGATCGGATTAACACCACGTCAGAGCGAAGTTCTGGATGCCATCAACCTCTACAAAGAGCGTACAGGGTTTCCGCCAACGATATCAGAGCTTACCGGGTTGATTGGCTGCTCTTCAGGAAACACCGCTGCAGGCCATGTGAAATCGCTTCAGAAGAAGGGCTACATCTCTGTTGCGCCTGGCGCTGCCCGGGGAATAACCGTCCTCAAATCTGAATGCGATATGGATGCTGCTTCGATCATCAGGGCGCTTGTTAACGGTGAACAAGGTGCCAGAGAAAGCGCCGTGGCCTGGCTGGAAGAGCGCGGGGTTAAACCATGAAGCTGATCCTTCCTTTCCCACCAAGCGTTAACACGTACTGGCGAGCGCCGAACAGTGGCCCGCTTAAAGGTCGGCATCTGATCAGTGCAAAGGGCAGGGCATATCAGAGCGCAGCGTGCGCCGCCATCATTGAACAGCTTCGCCGCTTGCCTAAACCGTCAGCGGCAGCCGCAGCGGTCGAGATCGTCCTCTATCCGCCAGATGCCCGTCGGCGTGACATAGACAACTACAACAAGGCGCTGTTCGACGCCCTCACTCATGCTGGCATCTGGGAGGACGACTGTCAGGTGAGACGTATGCTGGTGGAGTGGGGGCCTCAGGTGCCGGGTGGAAAGGTGGATATCACGATCACCAAACATGAACCATTGGCGGGTGCAGCCGCCTGATAAGTGGAGATACGCATGAACCAGACAAATGTATTCAACCTTTGCACTACACATCACGCGGCAGCCGCCAGCCAGATGATAACGATGTCCAGCCGGGACATTGCTGCGCTTGTTGGATCGCGTCACCCTGATGTGTGCATTACGATTGAGCGACTGATGAGCAAAGGAGTCATTGGGGGGTATACGGCATTGCCGTACACCCATCCGCAGAACGGCCAAGAGTATCACCACTACCAGGTGAATAAGCGTGACAGTTATGTGATTGTTGCTCAGCTCTGCCCCGAATTTACTGCCCGACTGGTTGACCGCTGGCAGGAACTGGAAAGCGGACAGCAGATGAGCGTTCCTCAGTCCTTGCCAGAGGCGCTGCGGCTTGCTGCTGATCTTGCTGAGCAGAAAGAGAGGTTGACGCTTGAACTCGCCGCAGCAGCACCAAAAGTCGAATTCGTTGATCGCTATTGTACCGCCAGTGGTTCGCTCTCATTCCGTCAGGTGGCGAAACTGCTTAAAGCCAAAGAGACTGAATTTCGCCTTTTCCTGATCGAGAACGAAATCATGTACCGTCTCGGCGGAACGCTGACGCCGCGGCATCAGCACATCGACGCTGGACGCTTTGAAGTTAAAACAGGCACATCAGTGGCTTCAAACCACGCATTCAGCCAGGCGAGATTTACGGCGAAGGGGGTGCGCTGGGTAGGTGGCCTCTGGGCGGAGCATATCGCAAAGGGGCAGATGGCGTGAGAGCTTTACTTACACCTGAGATTGCACCTATTGCCGGGGTTGTGCTCTTCCGGCCCGGAACCGAGTTGATGTGGCTGTTCCGTCAGGGGCGCGTTGTTATCGAAACTCCCGGCGAACAACTGGCAGATATGCCTTCCGGAGCCTTACCACAATCCCATCAGCCCCTGGCCGAGGATTCCAGCTTACAGCCAGTTTTCGAAAACCCCAGAGTGATCCAGCGCGCTGGTGGCCTGTCTGTTCTTGATGTCTGGCTGATGAAAAAACGCGAATGTCAGTGGCCTCATAACGACTGGCACTCGGACGAATTCACCATCATGCGGCACGAACCCGGCAGTATTCTTCTTTGCTGGGGATGTGATAACCAGTTGCGTGATCAATCCACTGAAAGGCTGGCAGGCATTGCCCGTAAAAACCTGGTATCCTGGCTATTGAAGACCGTAAGCGGTCAACTTGGCTTCAGTGAAGACCATGTGCTTACGCTTCCTGAGTTCTGCTGGTGGCTGGTTAAGAACGGCCTGGCAGATGTTATCCCGGAAAGCATGGCCATTAAGGCTCTGAGATTACAGCCAGAACCTATGCAATCAGTAATGCGCGAAAGTGACATTACTCCATCGTTACCAGCGGTAGAACTGCTGCAGGAGAAAGCAAAAAAGATAGTGGCGGTGAAGGTTGATCCAGATACCCCGGAATCCTTCATGCTCAAACCCAAGCGCCGCCGCTGGGAAAATGAGAAGTACACACGCTGGGTTAAGACGCAGCAGTGCATGTGCTGTAACAACCCGGCAGACGATCCCCACCACCTGATAGGCCACGGGCAGGGTGGAATGGGTACCAAAGCGCATGACCTGTTTGTGATACCTCTGTGCAGAGAGCATCACGACGAGTTGCACGCTGGCCCTGTGGCATTTGAAGCGAAATACGGCGACCAATTAACGCTGCTGTTTCGATTTTTAGATCGTGCGCTGGCTATCGGCGTACTGGCGTAGTGGAGACGCAAAATGATTAACCCTTCTGAAGTTGGCAAGGCGGGCGAAATGGTTCGCCTGCGTACTCTCGAAAGCATCTGGATTCAGGGCAAGCTCCGCATGTGGGGCCGCTGGTCTTATATCGGCGGCGGCTCTGGCGGCAATATGTTCAATCAACTGCTGGCATCCTCCAAAATCACCAAGACGGCTATCAACGATGCGCTTCGCCGTATGAAAAAATCCGGCATCAGCAAACCTGAGCTTGAAGCGTTCTTTAAGGAGATCCTTGAAGGTAAGCACAAAAGCGGCCTGGCGTTCTGTACCGACGACGAAGCAATGATTATTGACTCAGTGATGAGCGAAGTGCTGGTCCGTTCAGGCAATGAAAAACTGCAGGCAGTCATTGAGAAGCGTTATGTACGCCGATTGAGTAAAAAGGCCATGGCGCGAGATCTGAATGAAAAACATCCTGAGTGGTGCTTACGAACCTGCGAAAGCCGGATCGATGTCTGGCTAAATGTTGCAGAATCGATGCTGTACAAGCCAATGTGTGACGCATTCGGCACAAATAGCGACAAGTTTTACTTGAATGATTGCGCGGAAAATGCTTAAATTCTGGTAAGCTCGGGACGTTAAAGCGAACTGAGCAACAAAACAAAACAGAAACCCGCCATTGAGCGGGTTTTTTATCTTCTAAGGTCACCATCTGGTGGACTTTTCTATTTCAGGCTCCCGGAAACCCCCATCATTGGTCTTGTCGTAATTCATCCGGAGAGCCTGATCCTCAACCCCACAGCACCCGCTAACCAGCGAGGTGAGAGAAATGTTCCGTATGAGCAAGCTTGTTACCGGAGTCGCCCTCGGCACCTCAGGAGGAACAATCCTGAACGGCGTCCTCACAAAACTGAGTCCTGACGAATGGAGCGCCATCGGCGTACTTGCTGGCATTGCCGGGATAGTCGTTACAGGGCTCATTAACTGGTATTTCAAACGTAAAGTTGCAAATGCGCAGGTAAAGGCGCTTGAGAAGTACGGGCCTGCAGTCAAAGTCGGAGATGATTAAATGCCAATGACCAGTAGCCTGCGTAACAAACTCATCGCCGCTGCTGGTGGCGGTGCCATGCTGATCGCCTCGCTGTTCCTCGGTGGGCAGGATGGAGTAGAAGGGCGGAAATACGAAGCATATAAAGACGTCGCCGGGGTGTGGACTGTCTGCGACGGCCATACGGGCCGGGATATCGTGAGAGGGAAGAAGTATACCGATCGCGAATGTGACCAGCTGCTATGGAAAGACCTCCAGCCAGCCAAGCGTACGGTAGACAATCTGGTTAAGGTGCCGCTGGGCGAATATCAGCGCGCCGCACTTTACAGCTTTGTCTTTAATGTTGGTTCTGACGCGTTCTCAAAGTCTACGCTGCTGCGCAAGCTAAACAAAGGCGATCACGACGGTGCGTGCGAAGAAATGCGCCGCTGGGTTTACGCTGGTGGTATGAAGTGGAAAGGTCTCCAGAACCGGCGAGAGATGGAGCGCTCAATGTGCCTAGCGGAGAGTAAAAATGACCTCTAAAGCCTGGCTGATAATCGGCATCGAGCTGATTTTATTCCTGCTGGTTATTCACTTTCTGCTCGGTCAGGTACTTGATGAGACGAAGCGAGCTGACGCCGCTGAGCAAAACCTGAAACTGGCAAACGCCACCATCACAGACATGCAGGTGCGCCAGCGTGATGTCGCTGCGCTCGATGCCAAATACACTGGAGAACTGCAGGATGCAAAAGCCACTATCGATCAGCTTGAGCGCGATGTTGCTACTGGCAAGCGTCGGCTGCAGCTCAACGCCAGATGCGCCACGAACGGAGCGCCCGATGCCGGCGGCATGGGCGATGCTTCCGGCCCCCGACTTACTGACTCCGCTGAACGGGATTATTTCACCCTCAGAGAGCAAGTCGTCACAGTGACAAAACAGGTAGCTTATTTGCAGGACTACATCAAACAGCAGTGCTTAAAACGATGATAAATTATTCCTTTCCACGTGGAGGGGTTATGAAAATAGATCAAGAATATCTTAAAGGCCTTTTGGAGGCCTTCGAGGCTTCAGATTCGCCTGATACAGATATCATTCGGCTAAATGAGCAAGGATTCGATTGTGAAACTGATACTTTTATTTTTCACATGCGGCTACTTGAGGATAGAGGGCTGATAGTCAGAAGCGATGGGGAGGCAGGATTTGGCACTATTCAGTCTTTGGATGGAATGACTCACTGGGCGGTGATGCCGCTTAGACTTACAGCCATTGGGCATGATTTTTTAGATGCCCTGAGAAATCAAGAAGTTTGGTCAACGTTGAAGACAGGTTTCAAAGATGCCAGCATGGGAACTTTAATGACTGTCTCCAAAGAACTATTCAATAGAGCGTTAAACAAGCAGCTTGACAAAATATTCGACTAACCGCCTCTGGGCGGTTTTTTATTGCCATCGTCATAAGTTAGTTCACCGTAAAGTCTTTAGCGGATAAAACACAGATATCCCCTATAAGGGGTATAAGATGACTGTCGCAGCGGCTCAATGTTTTGTTGTGATAATGCTTTACTAAATAGTGTACAGATTTATCCTAATGACTCTTTTTTAAATGGAGTTATGTGAATGAAATTCCTCTGGGCAATTTGTATCTTATGTGGGGTAGTTGGTTTTATTGAGGGTATTGTTGCTGTATTTGGCGCTGTCAGCGCCCCTCAGCAAGCAGCTGGTGCAGCTATGGGCGTTGCCTGGGCTGTCATCCCGTACTGCATCTGCCGTGCTATCCAGCAGATGAGACCGCAGGAAGTTGTGATTAAGAAAGATGAATAAGCATCTGGTGGTTGGTTAAATACAGCCTCGCAAAAGCGGGGCTTTTTTGTATTTATAGCATTCTTGGCAGAATGGAGACCGTGAGTACTTCGTTACTTTGAAAAATCCTGACCGTTTAAATAAGCTCGAAATCGATTGGGTGTTTAGATGTCCGGATGGCTGTTTTGGATGTCGATGTGGTGCATTAAAATGAGAATGATATTGATTATAATTTGCGGGTCCTTTCCAGCATATCGTCCTGTTACGGGGCGGCGTCCGCGCAGATTCTCGCTATTTATGAAAATTTTCGGGTATTTGCCGTTTCCGTTCTTCTTCTGGCTATCTTGCTGTTTTTACTGAGAACACCCCTTCAAAAGAAAGGAAATGATGAAGCCCAAGAAATGGTGATTTGGCATTTATCATTTCCTTTCTCTGTTTTATGCCAGGAGTGAGCAATGGAGGTTAACAAAAAACTCTTATCCGAGATTTTCGGCGTCAGCGTACGCACGATTCAGAACTGGCAGGATCAGGGGATGCCGGTAGCGCGTGGAGGCGGGAAGGGGAATGAGGTGTTGTATGAATCCGCCGCCGTTATCGAATGGTATTCAGCGCGGGACGCTGCGATAGAAAATGAAAAATTACGGAAGGAGGTTGAAGACCTGCGGATTGCTTCAGAGTCAGACCTTCAGCCAGGCACGATTGAATATGAGCGGCACCGTCTCACCCGAGCCCAGGCTGACGCTCAGGAACTTAAAAATGCAAAAGAGTCCGCTGAGGTGGTGGAGACCGCATTCTGCACGTTCGTGCTGTCACGGATAGCCGGAGAAATTGCCAGTATTCTCGATGGAGTACCTCTGTCGGTTCAGCGGCGCTTCCCGGAGCTGGAAAACCGACATATTGATTTCCTTAAGAAGGACGTCATTAAGGCCATGAACAAAGCAGCTGCGCTGGATGAAATGATACCGGGGTTGGTGAGTGAATATATCGAACAGTCAGGTTAAGGGGCTGCAGCACTCTGCGAACGCTGGGCTCCGTTCATTGTACCGTCCGGAGCCGCAGACAGCTGTTGAGTGGGCAGACGATAACTACTATCTTCCCAAAGAGTCTGCATACCAAGAGGGGCGCTGGGAGACGCTGCCATTTCAGCGTGCAATCATGAATGCCATGGGCAACGACTATGTTCGTGAAGTGAATGTCGTGAAATCTGCCCGAGTTGGCTATTCAAAAATGCTGCTCGGGGTTTACGCATATTTCATCCAGCATAAGCAGCGAAACTCCCTTATCTGGTTGCCGACTGATGGCGATGCCGAAAACTTTATGAAGTCGCATGTCGAGCCGACAATTCGTGATATTCCCTCGCTCCTGTCCCTTGCTCCCTGGTATGGCAAGAAACACCGTGATAACACACTCAGCATGAAACGATTTTCGAATGGGCGTGGTTTCTGGTGTCTGGGGGGGAAGGCCGCAAAAAACTATCGTGAGAAATCCGTCGATGTGGCGGGCTATGACGAGCTGGCCGCCTTTGATGAAGACATTGAGAAAGAAGGTTCTCCAACTTTTCTGGGCGATAAGCGAATTGAAGGCTCGGTCTGGCCCAAGTCCATCCGTGGATCCACGCCAAAAGTCAGGGGCACCTGCCAGATTGAGCGTGCCGCGAAAGAATCGCAGCACTTTTTACGGTTCCACGTTCCTTGCCCGCATTGTGGTGAGGAGCAGTACCTTAAATTCGGCGATAAAGAAACACCGTTCGGCTTCAAGTGGACGCCGGGTGAGCCTGCCAGCGTGTTCTATCTTTGCGAGCATAACGCCTGTGTGATTAAGCAGCAGGAGCTCGATTTTGCGCAGGCCCGGTACATTTGCGAGGAGACGGGGATCTGGACGCGGGACGGTCTGTGCTGGTTTTCATCATCCGGTACCGAAATTGACCCACCTGACAGCATCACCTTTCATATCTGGACCGCCTACAGCCCCTTTACAACGTGGGTGCAAATCGTCAAAGACTGGATCAAGACCAAAGGGGATACCGGCAAGCGTAAAACTTTCGTGAATACCACGCTTGGCGAGACATGGGAGCCGAAAATTGGCGACCGTCCCGATGCTGACGTAATGGCCGAACGTAAGGAGCACTTTGACGCCGCGGTACCGGAGCGGGTGGCCTACCTGACAGCCGGTATCGATTCACAGCTTGATCGTTATGAAATGCGGGTCTGGGGATGGGGGCCGGGCGAAGAAAGCTGGCTCATCGACAGGCAGATCATCATGGGCCGTCATGACGATGAAGCTACTTTGCTCAGAGTGGATGAGGCCATCAATCGGACATATACCCGGCAGAATGGCGTGGAAATGTCGGTTTCACGCATCTGCTGGGATATCGGCGGTATCGACCCCACCATCGTTTACAACCGCTCGAAAAAGCATGGCCTGTTCCGCCTGATACCCATTAAAGGGGCATCTGTCTACGGTAAACCCGTTGCCAGCATGCCGCGCAAACGCAACAAAAACGGTGTTTATCTCACGGAAGTGGGAACCGACACGGCTAAAGAGCAAATCTATAACCGTTTCACCCTCGCGCCAGAGGCCGGTGAACCTCTCGCCGGGGCAGTTCATTTCCCGAATAACCCTGAAATCTATGATTTAGCCGAAGCTCAGCAGCTGACAGCTGAGGAGCAGGTCGAAAAGTGGGCAGATGGTAAGAAAAAGATCGTCTGGGACAGCAAAAAGCGACGAAATGAGGCGCTCGACTGTTTTGTCTACGCACTTGCGGCCCTGCGGATCAGCATTTCGCGATGGCAGCTTAATCTCGATTCTCTTCTGGCAAGTCTGCTGGAGGAAGACAGCGGGCGTAAAAATAACAAAACCTTGGCGGATTACGCCCGGGCATTATCCGGAGAAGAATAATGGCGACACAGGCTGACCTGGAGGCAGCACGCGCTGCATTACATGACCTCATGATGGGTAAGCGGGTTGCGACGGTACAGAAAGACGGCCGCAAAGTGGAATTTACCGCCACTTCTGTCTCGGACCTCAAAAAATACATAGCTGACCTTGAGTCTCAGGTTGGTTCCACTTCAAGACGCCGGGGACCGGCAGGGTTTTACGTATGAGATTACCAGCTTTAGTAGGGCCGGACGGTAAAACATCCCTGCGGGACTATGCCGGTTATCACGGCGGTGGCGGGGGCTTTGGGGGCCAGTTACGGGCCTGGAATCCACCGAGTGAAAGCGCAGATGCCGCACTTCTTCCCAATTTTTCGCGCGGTAATGCCAGGGCTGATGATCTGGTCAGGAATAATGGCTATGCAGCTAATGCCGTACAGCTTCACCAGGATCACATCGTTGGGTCATTTTTCCGCTTAAGCCATCGCCCAAGCTGGCGTTTCCTCGGTATTGGCGAGGAGGAGGCGCGGGCGTTTTCACGGGAAGTCGAGGCAGCATGGAAAGAATTTGCTGAAGACGACTGCTGCTGCATTGATGCTGAACGCAAACGCACGTTTACCATGATGATCCGTGAAGGCGTTGCAATGCATGCTTTCAACGGTGAATTATGTGCTCAGGCAACCTGGGACAGCAGTGCCACGCGCCTTTTCCGCACGCAATTCAAGATGGTTAGTCCGAAGCGTGTCAGTAACCCGAACAATATGGGGGACAGCCGAAACTGCCGTGCCGGTGTGAGCATAAACGATGCTGGCGCAGCGCAGGGCTACTACGTAAGCGAGGACGGTTATCCAGGCTGGATAGCGCAGAAATGGACATATATTCCCCGCGAACTGCCCGGGGGCAGACCATCGTTTATCCATGTGTTCGAGCCGCTTGAAGATGGTCAAACCCGCGGTGCTAACGTGTTTTACAGCGTGATGGAGCAGATGAAAATGCTCGACACCCTGCAAAATACGCAGCTGCAGAGCGCGATCGTGAAAGCAATGTATGCAGCCACCATTGAAAGCGAACTGGATACGCAGACGGCAATGGACTTTATTCTCGGCTCTGACAGTAAAGACCAACAAAGCAAAATGACAGGCTGGCTGGGTGAGATGGCATCATATTACACCGCGGCGCCGGTTCGACTCGGTGGTGCCAAAGTCCCGCACCTGATGCCTGGTGATTCACTAAATCTGCAGTCAGCGCAGGATACGGATAACGGTTATTCAACCTTTGAACAGTCACTACTGCGCTATATCGCCGCCGGGCTGGGAGTGTCATACGAGCAGCTCTCGCGTAATTATTCCCAGATGAGTTACTCCACCGCGCGGGCCAGCGCCAACGAGTCCTGGGCCTATTTCATGGGACGCCGCAAGTTTGTCGCATCACGCCAGGCCAGCCAGATGTTTCTTTGCTGGCTGGAGGAGGCAGTTGTTCGTCGGGTCGTCACTCTGCCTTCTAAAGCTCGCTTCAGTTTCCAGGAGGCGAGAAGTGCCTGGGGTAACTGCGACTGGATTGGATCAGGGCGAATGGCAATTGACGGACTGAAAGAAGTGCAGGAAGCCGCCATGCTGATTGAGGCGGGGCTCAGTACCTATGAGAAGGAGTGCGCCAAGCGAGGTGAAGACTACCAGGAGATATTTGCCCAGCAGGTGAGAGAAACAATGGAGCGCCGGGCTGCGGGTCTTACCCCTCCGGCATGGGCGGCATCCGCCTTTGAATCTGGTCTGAAGAAATCACATGAGGAGGAGAAAGATGACGCCAGAGCTGCGTAATCTCCCGCATATTGCCAGCATGGCCTTTAATGAGCCACTGATGCTTGAACCCGCCTATGCGCGGGTTTTCTTTTGCGCGCTGGCAGGTCAGCTGGGCATCACCCGTCTGACGGACACGGTGTCGGGCGCAACGCTTGGTGCTGAGCAGATTGCCGAACCGCTGGCGCTCTTTGGTGATGATGAGGAAGTGGGACCCCGGACAGCGCGCAGTTACCAGATAACGAACGGCATCGCGGTGCTGCCCGTTTCCGGCACGCTGGTCAGTAAAACCCGGTCGCTGCAGCCTTACTCCGGCATGACGGGATATAACGGCATTATTGCCCGCCTGCAGCAGGCCATGAGTGATCCCGGGGTCGACGGCATTCTCCTTGATATGGATACGCCTGGCGGGATGGTGGCTGGCGCATTCGACTGTGCCGACATTATTGCACGTATGCGCGATATCAAACCCATCTGGGCGCTGGCAAACGATATGAACTGCAGCGCCGGACAACTTATCGCAAGCGCCGCTTCCCGCCGGCTGGTCACCCAGACCGCGCGTACGGGTTCTATCGGCGTGATGATGGCGCATAGCAACTACGGTGCCGCCCTGAAAACGCAGGGCGTCGAGGTCACCCTTATTTACAGCGGGGATCACAAGGTTGATGGCAACCCCTACGAAAAACTACCGAAAGACGTTCGCGATGATTTTCAGACGCGAATCGACGCTACGCGCCGGATGTTTGCCGAAAAGGTTGCTTCTTATACGGGCATGTCCGTGCAGTCCGTGCTGGATACCGAGGCGGCTGTATTTTCCGGTCAGGAATCGGTGGATGCCGGTCTGGCTGAAGAGCTGGTTAATAACACTGACGCGCTGAACGTGATGCGCGAGTCACTTAACAAACGAAAAACGATCTCCCCTGGAGGGAATATGGAAAAAGTAACCACCGCATCAGCCGCAGCTGCGGATTCAATTCAAGCCACCGCATCAGCAGAACCGGCTAATACTGTCGAATCCGCTGCTGCAGTTGTTGCTTCCCCGGCAGAGGTCAGTGCCCGGGTCGCCGCAGCGGTGAGTGCCGAAAATGGCCGGATTATGGGGATCCTGAACTGTGACGAGGCAAAGGGGCGCGAATCACAGGCGCGTGTACTGGCCGAAACCCCCGGCATGACGGTTGAGAGTGCGCAGCGCATTCTTGCCGCGGCACCGCAAAGCGCACAGGCGCGTTCCGATACGGCACTGGATCGCCTGATGGAAACAGCACCTGGTGCGCTATCGACAGATAATGCATCTGCTGGAGCAGGTGACGATTTGTTAAATACCCCCGTTTAAGAGGCTCTTATGGCAACGACTGAAGTTTTTACCCATCTACAACCGCTCGGCAACAGTGACCCGGCACATACTGCATATGGACCCGGTGAACTGACTGCCTCCACGCCGGCTATGACACCACTCATGCTGGATGCCGCTACGGGCAAGTTAACGGTCTGGGACGGCACTCACGCTGGCGCGGCATGCGGTATTCTGGCCGTAGCTGCAGACCAGAGCAGCGTGGAGCTGGCATTTTATAAATCCGGCTCATTCCGCATTGAAGATGTTCTCTGGCCTTCAGCTGTGACCGATGAGCATATCAAGCGTAATGCGTTTACCGGCACGGCCGTCAGCATCATCTAAACCCTTTATTAACACTCACTTTCATCCATAAAAGCCGCCTGTGCGGCTTTTTTTACGGGAAAAATCTATGTCGATTTATACCACTGCCCAGTTGCTGGCGGTCAATGAGAAGAAATTTAAGTTCGATCCGCTTTTCCTTCGCATTTTCTTCCGCGAAAGCTATCCCTTCAGCACTGAGAAGGTGTACCTGTCGCAAATCCCGGGCCTGGTTAACATGGCGCTCTATGTCTCACCTGTTATTTCCGGCAAGGTCATCCGCTCCCGCGGCGGTACAACTTCAGAATTTACGCCTGGCTATGTCAAGCCGAAGCATGAAGTAAACCCGCAGATGACCCTGCGTCGCCTGCCGGATGAAGATCCACAGAACCTGGCGGATCCTGCCTATCGCCGCCGCCGTATCATTCTGCAGAACATGAAAGATGAAGAGCTGGCGATTGCGCAGGTAGAAGAAATGCAGGCCGTATCCGCCGTGCTTAGCGGTAAATATACCATGACCGGGGAGGCGTTCGAGCCGGTGGAGGTGGATATGCAGCGCAGCGCCAGAAACAACATTGTTCAGGCGGGTGCTGCAGCCTGGTCCGCACGGGACAAAGAAACCTATGATCCGACCGATGACATCGAGACGTATGCGGTGAATGCCAGTGGCGTGGTCAACATCATCGTGTTCGATCCAAAGGGCTGGTCACTGTTCCGCTCCTTCAAGGCCGTGAAAGACAAGCTGGATACCCGCCGCGGCTCTAACTCTGAGCTGGAAACCGCACTCAAGGATCTCGGTCAGGCGGTTTCCTACAAGGGTATGTACGGCGATGTGGCAATCGTCGTGTATGCCGGACAGTACGTTGAAGGGGGTGTGCAGAAGAATTACCTGCCGGATAACACCATGGTACTGGGCAACACACAGGCGCGCGGTCTGCGGACCTATGGCTGTATCCAGGATGTGGACGCGCAACGCGAGGGCATTAATGCGTCCGCACGCTATCCGAAAAACTGGGTGCAGACCGGTGACCCGGCCCGTGAATTCACCATGATCCAGTCTGCGCCGCTGATGCTGCTGGCCGACGCGGACGAGTTTGTATCCGTCAAACTCGCGTAACTTCCACCCGGTGGCCCTTCGGGGCCAATTCTTCGGAGTAGCTTCCATGACTGAAAAAGAAACACTCATCGCCCGGCTGAAAGAGCTGGGCAAAATGCTTGGCCGCGACGTGAATACCAGCGGCACTATCCAGGAGCTGTCGATGCGTATTGCAGAGCTCGAAGAAGAACTGGATGAGGGGAGGGAAGTTGCCACGGGCGAAAGCAACGGGCAGGGCGAAGCCGGTATTGTGGCTGGTGCGGGCGAAAATGTTCCCCCGGTAACAGCCGATACCACTGACGCAATCTTATCCGGTGATGGTGAGCTGGTGGCGGTTGAAACGCTGGTCACCCTGCATATTGACGCGTTGCACGCCGCACGAAATGAGCCTGTATCAATTGTGGAGCCTGGCGTCACGATCCGCGTTACCGGGAAGGAGGCAGGCTATCTGATTTCTCATGGACTGGTCCGCGACATCTGAAAGGGGGCACAGTGGTTGATTTCGAAAATCTCTTTGATGCAGCTATGTCACGGGCGGATGACACGATTCGCGGCGTCATGGGCGCTGATGTAACGGTGACGTCCGGTGCATTGTCGGGCGTAACGATTCAGGGTGTCTTCGATGATCCTGAGAATATTGGTTATGTCGGGGCAGGGGTCCGGATTGAAGGAACCAGCCCGTCTTTATTTGTGAAATCAGCCACTGTTCAGCAGCTGGAACGCATGGACACCCTGATGATTAATGGGCGGGCATTCTGGGTTGATCGACTTGGCCCTGACGATTGCGGCTCCTGTCATATCTGGCTGGGCAACGGGAGCCCGCCCGCTGGCACCCGCCGTCGTTAAGGAGGCTGCATGTCCATTAAAGGCCTTGAGCAGGCGATAGAGAATCTCAACAGCATCAGCAAAAAGGCTGTCCCGCGTGCGTCGGCACAGGCCGTTAACCGCGTGGCAAACCGGGCCGTCAGCCGCAGCGTGGCAGTCGTGTCGAAAGATACCCGCGTACCGCGAAAACTAGTAAAGCAACGCGCCAGGCTGAGACGTGCGACGGTTAATAAACCCCGCGCGCTTATCCGTGTAAACCGTGGCAATTTACCGGCCATAAAACTCGGTACCGCCAGCGTGCGCCTTTCCCGCAGAAAACGGGATAAGAAAGGGGCCAACAGCGTGCTGCGCATTGGACCGTTCCGTTTCCCGGGCGGATTCATTCAGCAGCTTAAAAATGGTCGCTGGCACGTCATGAGGCGAACAGCAAAGCCCCGTTATCCGATCGAAGTGGTCAGCATTCCTCTGGCAGCCCCTTTAACCACAGCATTTAAAGCTGAGCTGCCGAAGCTCATGGACTCGGATATGCCCAAAGAGCTCCGGGCATCCCTCACAAACCAACTCAGGTTGATTCTGACAAAATGAAACACAGTGATATCCGACAGTTGATTCTTGACGCGCTGGAAAGCGCGATTGGTACTGACGCCATTTATTTTGACGGCAGGCCAGCAGTGCTCGAAGAGGGAGATTTCCCGGCCGTCGCCGTTTATCTCACCGACGCGGAGTACACCGGGGAAGAACTGGATGCCGATGTCTGGCAGGCCACTCTTCATGTTGAAGTCTTTCTTCCTGCCCAGGTGCCTGATTCGGAGCTGGATGAATGGATGGAAGCGCGTGTTTACCCGGTTCTGTCGGAGATCCCGGGGCTTGCATCCCTTATCACCAACATGGTGCAGCAGGGCTATGACTACCAGCGCGATGATGATATCGGACTCTGGAGTTCAGCCGATCTGAAATATTCCATCACCTACGAAATGTGAGGACGTTATGACCACACCTAACCCGCTGGCACCGACGAAAGGGGCCGGCACCACCCTCTGGATTTACACCGGAAGCGGCGATCCCTACGCCAGTCCCCTTTCGGATGTTAACTGGCTGCGTCTGGCAAAGATCAAGGATCTGCAGCCAGGCGAACTCACCGCCGAGTCAGAGGACGACACCTATATCGATGACGACAACGCCGACTGGGCTTCATCCATGCAGGGTCAGAAATCAGCAGGCGACACGAGTTTTACTCTGGCATGGCTGCCGGGTGAAAGCGGTCAGCAGGACCTGGTGAACTGGTTCGATGACGGCACGGTTAAAGGATACAAAATCAAATACCCGAATGGCGCCGTCGATGTCTTTAAAGGCTGGGTGAGCAGCCTTGGGAAGACCGTTTCGGCTAAAGAAGTGATGACCCGAACGGCAAAGATCACCAATAACGGCAAACCCTCTCTGGCAGAAGACAGCGGTACTGCGGTAATTGGCGTGACGGGTATCAGCCTGGATAAATCCACTGCAGCGGTCGCTGTCGGTGCGACCACGCAACTGGCAGTGACGGTCCTGCCAGCCAGCGCTTCAGATGCTTCCTTCCGCGTGGCGACTTCTGATCCGTCGAAAGCAACAGTGACGGTGAGTGGTTCAACGCTGACCGTCACCGGCGTGGCGGCGGGCACCGTTGAAATTATTGTCATGACCAATAGCGGTAACTTTGCGGCAATCTGCAAGGTGACCGTTTCCTGAATCCCGGGGCGTGAGCCCCGCACTCCGGAGTAAATATGTTTCTTAAAACTGAACCGCTCGAGCATAACGGCAGCAGCGTGACGCTTTACCAGCTGTCCGCGCTGCAGCGCATTGAACACCTCGAATATCTGAAAAAGCTGGAAGCGGTTGAAGAAGATGATTTCCAGACCGCTATCACCCTCACCGTGAAAAATGGTGCTTACCTGGTGGCGTTGTCGCTCTGGCATGGTCATACGGTGAAAGGTACGCTTCCTGAGGGCGCGCCGGCGGAAGTGACGAAAATTCAGGATGAAGTCCTGCAGACCTGGCCGACGGAGCTTATTGCTGAAGCGGATTTTAAGGTGAAACTCCTCTCCGGCATGATTGAACTGCAGCTGGAGGATCCGCAGGTTGGCATCAGCGAACCTGCAGAGCCTGTTACGGCGGAAAAGCCCTCGCCAGTGAGCTGACGTTTGTCCTGAAACTGGCGCGTGAGTTCGGTCGCCCTGACTGGCGCGCCATGCTTGCTGGCATGTCCTCTTCGGAGTATGGCGACTGGAAAATCTTCTACCGGGATAATTTCTTTCATGATGCGCAGCTGGACGCCCATTTCTCCGGCCTGCTCTACACCATTTCAACCCTGTTTTTTGCCGACCCGGAGCTGACGCCTGCCAGTTTCAGCATTCTTTCACCTGTATCTGAACCCGTTGATGTAGCAGAGCCGGACGACGATGCGCTGATGGCGAAGGCGGAAGGTATTTCTGGAGGTATGCGCTATGGCCCAGACGGCAGTCGGTGATCTGGTCGTTAATCTTGACGTCAACTCGACGAAATTTAACGAGCAGATCAACTATGTCAAAAAAGAATTCAGGCAAACGGGAGACGCGGCGAACGATTCTGCTTTGCGGATCCAGCAGTCATTCAGCCGTCAGGAGAGCGCTGCCCGCAAGGCAGGCATCTCTGTCGGTCAGTATACCGCGGCGATGCGCATGCTCCCCGCGCAGTTCACCGATATCGCCACGCAGCTGGCGGGCGGCCAGAGCCCGTGGCTGATCCTGCTCCAGCAGGGCGGACAGGTTAAAGACTCCTTTGGCGGGGTTATTCCAACATTTCGTGCGCTGTTGGGATCTATCTCGCCGGTTATGATTGGTATTGGGGCGCTCTCTTCAGCGACGGGGGCGCTGTTGTATACCTGGTATGCCGGGTCGTCCACACTCTCCGATTTCAACAAAACACTGGTGCTCTCCGGTAACGCTTCGGGGCTGACTGCCGATCGGATGCTCACGCTGGCGCGAAGCGGCCAGTCCGCCGGTCTTACGTTTAATCAAACGAGCAAGGCACTGACGGAGCTGATCAACGCTGGCGTGCGTGCCGGTGCCCATTTTGACGACATGAGCCAGGCCGTTGCCCGCTTCACCGAAGCATCGGGTGTACCAGTCGATAAGGTTGCCGCTGCGTATGGCAAGCTGACAACTGACCCGACATCCGGGCTCATTGCAATGGCCCAGCAATTTCACAACGTCACCGCCGAGCAGATAGCACATGTTGCCCAGCTGCAGCGTGCCGGTGATGAAGCCGGGGCACTTAAAGCGGCAAACGACGCGGCCACCGCCGGATTCAACGATCAGACCAAATCCATCCGCGACAATATGGGGTCGATTGAAACTGCTGCCGATACGCTGAAACGCGCGTTTAAGTCGATGTGGGATGCGGCGCTTGATGTTGGTCGGCCTGATACTGCCCAAGAGATAGTCAGAAAGGCCGAAGCGGCATTTAAAAAAGCCAATGAGATATGGAACCTCCGGAAAGATGACCGTTATGTAAATGATGAAGCACGTGCGCGGTTCTGGAATGACCGCGAAACGGCTAGGCTGGCGCTGGACATGGCGCAACAGCAGGCGGGGATTTCCAAAGCGAATGAGGTGAATGCCTCCCGCGAAGCGACTGCGGAATCTGAACGCCAGAAGTATGCTGCGCAGGCACAGGCAAACTATGCCAAAACGCAGACTGCACTGGAGAAATACACGGCCAGGCAGGGCGAGCTTAACAAGGCGCTGAAAGATGGGCGGATCCTGCAGGCGGATTACAACATCAACATGGCGGCGGCCAAAAAGGAGTACGAGGACTCCCTGAAAAAACCGACGAAAGGCAGGACGCCTGGGGGCGCAAAACTCACCGACAGCACCAGTGCGCAGACACTGGAGCTGCAGACTCAGCTTGAGGTTTTGCGTCAGCACAGTGATATCAATGACACGATTAGCCAGCAGCGCCAGCAGTTGTGGAAAGCGCAGGCCAGATTTACGGTCCTTGAACAGGCAGCCAGAACCCGGGCGCTGACGGAAGATGAAAAGTCCCTGCTCGCCAGCAAGGATAAGGTGCTCGCGCAGGCTGAAATCAATGCAAAACTGGGTGACCAGATCGTCACGCAGGAGCGCCTTAACCGTCTGCAGGACACATCTCAAAAATACGTTACCCAGATGGGTGAGAAAACCCGGGCTCTGGCGGAAAGCGCGGGGATGAGCAGTCGTGCGGCACAGCGGCGAAATGAAGAGGCCCAGCTACTACAGGGATGGAAAAACGGCGGCGGGTCTGAAAAAGATCAGAGCTACCAGAAAGAGCTGCAGGCGCTACAGGGATATTATCAGGAGCAGGATAAAATGCGCGGTGACTGGCTGTCAGGTGGAAAATCCGCCTGGGCTGATTACGCCGATTCTGCGGGTGACGCGTACGGCCAGATGAAAAATGTCGCGGCCAGCACCTTTGATGGAATGACGCAGAATCTTGCTGACATGCTGACCACTGGTAAAGCAAAGTGGGGTGATTTCACCCGCTCAACGCTTTCGATGCTGGCGCAAATCGCCCTTAAACAGGCGGGAGTAGGGGTCGTGGGCGCTGTCAGTTCGGCTATCGGATATGCCGGGGGCGGCTATACCGGATCGGGCGGTAAATATGAACCTGCCGGGGTCGTTCATCGCGGGGAATTCGTTTTTACCAAAGAGGCGACCAGCCGGATCGGGGTGGGGAATCTGTACAGCATGATGCGCGGTTACGCGTCCGGCGGACTGGTGGGTGGCGGCAGTATGCCCGCTGCGGCCACGCGGGGGATCAGCGTTTATGCACCGGTCAGTGTCAGTCAGCAGGGTGGTGGCGAGTCCAGCCAGGCGGACACCATCGGAACGGCGCGGCAGCTTCAGGGCATTGTTCAGCAGACCATCACTGACCGGCTTAAAAAGGAGATGGGGCCGGGTGGTGTACTTTACCCAAGGAGGTAGCAGTGACAGACACATTCAGCTGGCGCACCCGTAGAACAGCCCGGGGAACGGAAAGCACCCGTACGCTTCAGTCCCAGTTTGGCGACGGGTATAAACAGATCGCCGGGATGGGGATCAATGACAAGTCCGAAGTCTGGGATCTTGACTGGACGGGAACACGAAGCGAAGCCGCAATGCTGCGTGCGTTCCTTATGTCGCACATCACAAAATCGTTCTGGTGGACGAACCCCTGGGGGGAGAAGAAGCTCTACCGGATGAAGGCTGATTCCTTCAGTGTTTCGTTCCCCTCTGGAAAAAAAGCGACAGTAGCGTTCACGTTCGAGCAGTCCTTTGCTCCCTGATTATCTTCAAATCCAGAATGACTTACCGCCTCCGGGCGGTTTTTTTTATGGGGTGAATATGAGTTTCACGCAGGATATACAGCAGCTGGAACCGGGCCAGCTAGTCCAACTGATTGAAATAGACGGCACCGAATTTGGCATGGATACCATTTTGCGCTTCCATGCCCACAATATTTCTACTGCAGGCTGGGCTGCATTCGCGGCTGACAACCTCCCTGCCATTATCTGGCAGGGTCAGCAGTACGACCCTTACCCTTACGAGCTGAAAGGCCTGGAGCTGTCCAGCACCGGGGCGCAGCCCACACCCACGCTTTCCGTGTCGAACGTCGGCAACTACGTGACTGCGCTGTGTCTCGAGTATGACGATCTGGCGAGGGCAAAGGTGAAGATCCACACCACGCTGGCGAAATACCTCGACGCGGCCAACTGGACAGCCGGCAACCCGAACGCCAGCCCGGCGGACGAGCGTGTGCAGCTTTTTTACGTCAACGCCAAAACCGCTGAAACGCGGGTACAGGTCGACTTTGAACTGTGCTCACCCTTTGACATCCAGAACCTGCAGCTGCCCACCCGGCAGATCACCCCAGTCTGCACCTGGTGCACGCGCGGCTGGTACCGCACCGGCACCGGGTGCGACTACAACGGGAACCGTTATTTTCTAAAGGACGGCACTCCCACCGATAACCCGGCGCTGGATATGTGCGGCGGCCTGATGCCGGACTGCGAAGCGCGGTTCGGGGCCGGCAACCCGCTGCCGTTTGGCGGCTTCCCGGCGGCAAACCTACAGGGTAAATAACCATGCGAAAAAAACTGATGGATGCGATCCGCGCCCACGTCTGCGCGGAATATCCGAAAGAGGCCTGCGGCGTGGTGGTGCAGGCCGGGCAGGCGCAGCAGTACATTCCATGCAGGAATATTTCAGCAATGCCCACTGAGGCCTTCACAATCTCGCCGGAGGATAAGCTCGCCGCGTCGGAGCGGGGTGAAATCATTATGGTTATCCACTCCCATCCGGATGTGGTGCAGCTTGTGCCCTCCGAAATGGACAGGGTGCAGTGCGACTGGTCCGGGGTGGAGTGGGGCATCATGAGCTGGCCGGACGGGGACTTCTGCACGCTGGCGCCACGTGAGGACCGGGACTACGCCGGGCGGCGCTGGGTGCTGGGTTTTGCCGACTGCTGGGCACTGATCCGGGAGTGGTACCAGCGTGAGCATGGTATTACCCTCGGTGATTACTCGGTCCCTTACGAGTGGTGGGAGCAGGGCGAAAATCGTTACGACGATAACTGGGAGGCAGAAGGCTTTGTTCAGGTGGACCCGGCTGATATGCGTCCCGGGGATATGATCATGATGCGCATACAGGCGCAGGTAACGAACCACGCGGCCGTTTACCTCGGTCATCACGAGCACCAGGACAATATCATGCTGCACCATAATTTCGGCAGCCTGTCTGCCCGGGTGCCGTACGGCAAGTATTACCGTGACCGCACCGTTCGTGTGGTCCGGCACAGGGAGCTGATGAATGCTGAAGACACTCATTCTTGAAGGCCGCATGGCGAAAAAGTTCGGGCGCGAACACAAATTTAATGTTGAGGATCTGCGCGAGATGCTGCGCGCCATGTGCAGCCAGGTCCCCGGTTTTAAACGCTACCTGTCAGAAGGCCATATGCAGGGGATCCGCTTTGCCTTCTTCAATGGCAAAAACAACATCGGCCTCGATGAGTTCGACATGACCCGCGGCGGTACGGTGTACCGAATTTCAGCTATTACCGAAGGCGCAAAGCGCGGCGGCGTACTGCAGATCGTTATCGGGGCGGTCGCTCTCGTGGCCGCGTATTTTACCGCGGGCGCCTCGCTGACGGCGATAGGTCTGAGCACAGCTGCCGCAACCGCGACAACAACGGCCCTGACTGGCCTCGGTCTGTCGATGATGCTGGGGGGCGTCGTTCAGTTGCTGACACCCCAGCCAAAATACAATGTAGGCGCCTCATCCAGCACGGACAACAAACCCAACTACGCCTTTGGCGCGCCGGTGAACACCGTGGCTGTGGGTTATCCGGTCCCCGTTCTTTTTGGTGAGCGCGAGATCGGCGGGGCAGTCATCAGCGCGGGGATCTTCTCCAGCGACCAGCAGTAAATTTTATTGTCAGCTACAGGCCACCTCCGGGTGGCTTTTTTTATGGGTGAAATATGCGACTTCTCGAAGATGAAACCCTTATCCAGGGACGTAAAGGCGGTGGCGCTAAACAGCACACTCCTGTTGAGGATCCGGATGACCTGCTGTCGACAGCAAAATTAAAAATGCTGCTGGCGATCGCTGAAGGTGAAATCCAGGGTGAGCTGACGGCACAGAACATCTTCCTTAACGATACCCCGCTGGCGAATGCCGACGGCAGCTACAACTTCACCGGCGTGAAGTGGGATTTTCGCCAGGGCACCCAGGATCAGACCTACATTCAGGGATTGCCTGAAGTCGACAACGAAATGTCGGCAAACGTGGCAGTCACCACCACCGCGCCATGGACACGCCAGTTCTCTAACCTGATGCTGGATGCCGTGCGTATTAAGCTGAGCCTGCCCGTACAGTACACCTATAAAGACAACGGCGATATGGTCGGCACGGTCACGGAGTACGCCGTCGATCTCTCGACTGATGGTGCTGCATGGCAGACGGTGGTTAACGGCAAATTCGACGGAAAGACAACAACGGAATACCAGCGCGATATCCGCATTGACCTGCCAGCGGCCACTACCGGCTGGGCTGTGCGGGTACGCCGCATCACGCCTGATTCCATTGGTAACTCAAAACTGATAAACGCCTTCAAGGTGTTCTCGTTCGCTGAGGTGATCGACAGCAAGTTACGCTATCCCAATACAGCGCAGCTGTACATCGAGGTCGATGCCAGCCAGTTTACCAGTGGTGCGCCAAAGGTGACCTGCAGACCGAAGGGTAAACTGGTACGCGTGCCGGACTCTTACAATCCGGTTACGCGGACCTACAGCGGCACCTGGTCGGGCGGTTTTAAAATGGCCTACACCAACAACCCGGCCTGGATATTTTACGATCTGGTGCTGGATGAGATTTATGGCATGGGTACCCGCATCGATGCAGGCATGATCGATAAGTGGGAGCTGTATGCCATTGCGCAGTACTGTGACCAGCGGGTGTCGAACGGGGCGGGCGGTACTGAACCGCGCTTTACCTGCAACGTTTATATCCAGAGCCAGCAGGATGCCTACACCGTTCTCAGCGATCTGGCTGCTGTATTCCGGGGGATTACCTTCTGGGGTAACGACCAGATTTACGTGCGTGCGGATGTGCCGCAGGATGAGGTCGATTTTACCTATCATGCCTCGAACGTGATCGACGGACTGTTTACCTACGGCGGCGGCAGCTACAAAAACCGCTACTCATCTGCGCTGGTGTCCTGGTCGGATCCTCAGAACCACTACAGTGACACCACAGAGAGTGTCTATGATTCCGACCTGGTGAAACGGTACAAGGTTAACCAGATGTCGATGACAGCGATCGGCTGTACATCCCAGAGTGAGGCGCACCGACGGGGCCGCTGGGCACTGCTGTCAAACGCGCGCGACGGAACGGTGTCATTTGGCGTGGGGCTGGACGGTTATATTCCCCTGCCTGCGGAAATTATCGGTATCGCGGATCCGTTCCGTGCCGGCAGGCAGAACGGTGGCCGTATCCGGGCGGTGAGCGGGCGTAACGTCACGCTTGATCGCCCCGTTGATTACGCAGCCGGCGACCGCCTGGTGGTCAACCTGCCGGACGGCAAGGCGCAGACGCGGACAATCGCGTCCATCAGCGCAGACAAACAGACGGTGACGGTCACCACCCCCTTCAGGCTGCCGCCTGAGTCCGGTGCAGTGTGGGCCATCGACAGCGACAACCTGGCTATCCAGTATTTTCGTGTGACCTCCATCCGGGCGAACGACGACAGCAACGGTGGTTTCACGATCACCGCAGTTCAGCATGACCCGAATAAATACCGCTATATCGATGACGGTGTGCGCATTACCCCAGCGCCAGTCACCGTCACGCCGGTAAGCGTTCTGCCGGCACCGAAAAACATCACCCTCACCGAAACCGACCACATAGAGCAGGGACTTACCGTTGCCACCATGAATGCTTCCTGGGATCGGGTGGATGGTGCTATCCGGTACCAGGCGCAATGGCGCAAGGATAATGGCGACTGGATAAACGTTCCGGTGAGCAGCGCCCAGGGATTTACGGTGCAGGGGATTTACACCGGGAGTTATGACGTGCGGGTGCGTGCGCTGAACGCTCAGGATTCAAGCTCGCCGTGGGGTTATGCTGATACCACATATCTTACGGGCAAAAACGGCAGGCCTGGAACGCCGCAGGCACTGGCCGCCACGGATGATGTTGTCTGGGCTATCGACATCACCTGGGCTTTCCCGGATGGCTCTGGTGATACGGCATACACCGAAATTCAGCGCGCCACCACTGAAGACAAGGCTAACCCACAACTACTGGCGCTGGTGCCGTATCCGGCCACGCATTACCAGCATGGCCCGATGCGGGCGGGCGTCAGTCAGTGGTACCGCGCCCGTCTGGTGGATCGTATCGGTAACACCGGCGACTGGACAGAGTGGGCGGCAGGACAGTCCAGCTCGAAAGCCGGTGATTATCTCGACATGATCGGCGACACGCTTGAACAGACCGAGGGCTACAAAAACCTCGTGTCGGACATTGCCGATCTCGGTGAAGATATCCAGTCGGCGCGCAATGATATCAGCACAGTCACAACAGAGTCGGCGGCGACCAAAGCGGGCCTTGCACAGGAGGTCACGGACCGTAAGAAAGCCATCACCGACGAGGCAGCGGCCCGCGGCCAGGCGCTGCTGACCGAGAAGAACGAGCGCGTCGCGGATATCAGCAACGTCAACCAGACGATT